AAGGCTTCGTCTGCTACAGCCCTCACGTCAACGTTGACACGCTACACACACACAGCGGCCAACACGGGCGGGGGCACTGTTGCCAGAAACGCCCCATTCATCGGCATTCCAGTGACAGGCGGAGTTGCAATTGATCGCGTAATTAGGATTACGGCTTATCAGCTTTCGCAAGCCTCCTTCGCCCTGTCCCCAATCCTTAACGCCGCTGGCGTAACTTCATCCGCCACCACGCAGCCCGCCGATGTGGTGTATCTGCCGATCAGTGGGGTTGGGCTGGAATATACGATTTACGCACAGACAGCCGTTTTGGCGAGCCATGTGTCGAGCGGTGCCTTGATCGAAGCTTGGGCGTCGTCTTCTGACCGTATTCGGCCAAATATCAGCCAAGCAACGCAGGGCGGTTCGGTCACGAGCGGCGGTTCATCGCGAAGCATCGCGGCCTTCACTGCGGGCTCCGGCGCGGCGCGAAAGGTTGCAATGCGCGTGCAGGGCGGCAACATCATCGTTTCATGCAATGGCAGCCTTGGCACTGCTGATACAGGGGCAGCCCCAACGGTTGCGCCGTCGCGGCTTTATTTTGGGTCTGGCGCGGGCGGGACGGCTGCGTTCCTCAATGACGAGTTGCTGCGAGGGGCAATTATCCCCCGCGCCTTGTCTGACGCTGAACTGCAAACGTTGACGACCTGAGAGGATGCCAATGCTTGATCAGCTTCACCGCTTTGCTTCGGCATACGAAGCAGAGAACGCCTTCCCGCGCCCGCTGGATGATGATGGTCAGCAGATCAATGCGCCCTGCTGGATGGCTGGTACGGCAACCGTGATGCCTGTCACAGTGTTCGTCATGGACAACGGCGCGGTGCGGCCCTCGGTTGAGGTCTGGTATGGCGTTTCTGTGCCAGACGAAGACGCCAATATGTTTTGGGATATGGCATCGGCAGCGGTAGAATTGCGGCCTCCCGGCGGCTCGGCATTCTGGACTGATCAAGTCACGCGCGCTCGCATTGATGCCGCAACGGCTTCGGCAGTCATGGGCGTTTCACCAACGTTCGCCGGGCGTGGCTACACCTTCCCTGAGTGGCCTGCTGCTGATGCCTAAGTTTGTCTTTCGGGACGGCCATTGGCGGGACCCTGAGAGCGGGAAGCAAATGGACCTGCCGGAACGCGACGGGCTTTGCCTGCCGATGCTCATTCCTGATGTGCGCGAGTATGTTAGCCCGATTGACGGGAAGCCCATCACTAGCCGCTCGACGGAACGCGAAGAACTGAAGCGCCACGGTTGCGTAATTGTGCCGCCGAAAAAGCGCGAATTCAAAAACCCGCATTTCATGAAGAAGCGCGGGATTGCCCCTGATGGCCGGAAAGACCCTTCCCGCCACGCCTAACCAAGGATCGTTTTGATGGAAGTCGAAAACGTCGCCACAAGCGGCGCGGATACTGCTGCGCCTGTTGCAACCGATGCCGTTGTTTCACAGGCAGAGCCATCATTTGACAACATTGACAGCGATTTGCGCGCGGTTTGGGACAAATCGCATGCGCCCCGCGATGAAAGCGGGAAATTCGCGTCACCAGATGCCCCGACAGGGGATAAACCCGCCGAAAATCCGGCAACGCCTGAGCAGAAACCCGCGACAACGCGAGAAATGCCAGCGAGTTGGAAATCTCGGCAATTCGAAACGCATTGGCAGACCCTTTCGCCGGATGCCCAAGACGCAATCTTGGCGCGCGAACAGGAAATGACTGCCGGTGTGCAGAAACTTCAGGAACGGTTCAAGCCTCTTGAGCCCATCCAGAATGTCATTAACCAGCATGCCGAACGTCTCCAATCGAACGGGCTTGACCCGGCAACGGCGATACAACGCCTATTCGAAGCAGAGCGGCGGCTAGCAACCGACCCGGTTAATTCCATCATCTGGCTGGCCAAGTCATACGGTGTTGACCCTTCAAAACTGGCGCTTGCCTCCCAAGGCCAGCCCACGACGAACAGCGACCCGCTTGTCCAAAGCCTCGTGGCCGAACTCAATCAGGTCAAAGCCCTGGTTCAGCAGCAGCAGTCACAAACTGTCCAGCAGCAAGAAGCCGCCATGATGGCCGAAATCGACGCATTCAAGAAGAATGCCGAACATTTTGAAGACCTCCGCGATGACATGGCCAAATTGCTGACCGCAGGCGTGGCCTCAACGCTTCAAGAAGCGTATCAGCTTGCCCAATTAAGCAACCAGACCGTGCGCGACAAGGTGCTTGCCGCCGAAGTCGAAAAGCGCATTGCAGCGCAGCGTGAGGAAGCCGCCAAAGCGGCCAAAGCCGGGAAAGTCAACGTCAAGGGCGGTCCTGCGAGCGGTGCCGCGTCGCAAACCATTGATGACACGCTGAGCGCCATCGCGCGCAAGGCTTACGCTTCATAAGGAACTCACAAAATGCCTTCTCCGAATAGCGTTTTCACCGAAATGGTGACGACGACCCTTCGCAATCACGCGAAGACGGTCGTGGACAACGTGTCCAAGCACAACGCGCTGCTTTCCCGCATGAAGGATCGCGGCAACATCAAAACCAAGTCTGGCGGTTACGAAATCGTTCTGCCGGTCGAATACGCCGAAAACGGCACCTACCAGCGCTACAGCGGTTATGACACGCTGAACATCGCTGCGTCTGACGTGCTGACCGCTGCCAAGTATGACTGGGCGCAGGTTGCCATCAACGTCACGGCTTCAGGCCGCGAACTGAAGATGAACAACGGCCCTGAGCAGATGATTGATCTGGTCAAGGCGCGCATCAAGAACGCCACGAATACGGCTGCCAACAATATGTCGGTGGACCTGTATTCTGACGGCGCTCTGACAAACCAAGTCGGCGGTCTGGCTCTGATTATCCAGAACAACGGACAGGGGACTGTTGGCGGCATCAACTCCGCTACCTACACCTTCTGGCGTAACAAGTTCCGCGAAATCAGCGGGACCAACACTTGGTCGGCTACCACGATCCAGGGTGAGTTCAACAACCTCTGGTATTCGCTGAACCGTGGCGCGGACAAGCCGGACCTGATCGTGTCGTCGCACGATTTCTATGCTGCTTATGAAGCCTCGCTTCAGACGCAGCAGCGCTGGTCTTCGGCGGACAAGGCCTCGGCGGGCTTTGACAGCCTGAAATACAAGTCGGCGGATATCATTTTCGACGACAACACCAACTTCGGGACCACGGCTGAAAAAGCCTACTTCCTGAACACCAAGTATCTCTACCTGATCCAGCATTCCGAGGCGCAGTGGACGCAGGACGACGAGAAAAAGCCGATCAATCAGGATGCTGTTGTCATTCCGATGTATTGGATGGGCAACCTCGTTTGTTCCAACCGCTCGCTTCAGGGCGTGCTGATCGACGCATCGTAAATGGGGGCTATCATGCATCTTGTTGGGACTAACTTCACGGATAGCTTCACGGCCTCCGAACTTCTGACGCTTGGCCGGGGCTTCAGCGTGGGTGACCGCGCTGTTGACCACAACGGGAACGAATATCTGTTCGTTCTTGCGGGTGCCGGTGGCTTCACTGGCGACGGCTACGTTGTCATCGTTGATGAAGTCTACGGCGGTGTTCAGCTTTCGACCTCGAACGATGCGCGCGGTGATATCGTGGGCGTTGCCAAGGCGGCGGTTGCGGCCTCGTCTTACGGCTGGGTTCAGGTCAAGGGTGTTGCGAACGTCCAGGTTGCCGCCTCGTGCGCTGCCAACGTTCGCTTGAACACCACGGCGACGGCTGGCCAGATCGACGATGACGGCACCACGGGCGCGATGCAGGTGCAGGGCATCTACCTGACCACGGCTCGCGCGGCTTCGGCTGGCACGGCTCCTGGCGTGCTGAACTATCCGTATGTTGACGTCACGCTTTGATAACTGAGGGGGGCTCCGGCCCCCCTTTCCCTTCCTCCAGCCCACAAGGCGAAATCATGTCTGTTGCACCTACCATCCACGTCAAACGCTTCTTTACCGAATACAAGCAGGTTCCCGTTGGTGGCGAAATGACCACGGTTGAACGCGATATGTGCGAATATGGCCCTCTCGGCTCGCTGGACCGCACAAGCATCGTCGCTTCCATTTCCAGCCTTTCGAAATTGATTGACGATCCTGATAACCCGGCTGCCTTCCTCGCTCGCATGCGATGGGAGCAGATCAAGCCGCGTTACGAGGATTGGAAAGCCGGGCGCGAAACGCCGAAGGATGGCACGCCGTTGGCCGCTTGGCCGGGCCTTAGCCATGAGCAGGCCGAACATCTTCGGATGATGCGCGTAACCACGGTGGAAGAACTCTCGCAGCTTACCGACACGCACATTTCACGGCTGAACTTGCCGAACATGCGCTCGATTGTTGAGCAGGCCAAGATTTATGTTTCGAACAAGGGCAGCGCGGCTCTCGCGTCCGTAGTTGAGCGGATGCAGGCTGAAATCGAAGCCCTCAAGGAAGAAAACGCCATCGCCCGCAAGGCCTTGCTTGCTGACGAAGACACGACCGATGCGCCCAAGCGCCGTGGTCGCCCGCCCAAAGCCGCTGAAGCTGAGGAAGTCGCCTAATGTCATTGCTCACCATCATCCAATCCGCAGCGCAGCAATTGAGCCTTGCGGTTCCTGCTACGGTGGTGGGCAATACGGCGGATACTCAGGTGCATCTGCTGCGGCTGGCACAAGAGGAAGGCCGCGCACTGGCTGAACGCCATATGTGGCAAGCATTGATGCGTGAACACACATTCACGACCGATGCCGCAGAAGCGCAGTCAACCGGCCTTCCGTCCGACATTGACCGAGACCGCATTGTGCCGTCAACGCTGTTCAACCGCACGCAGCGGCGGCGCGTTGTTGGCCCGATGAGCCCCGAAGAATGGCAGCACCACAAAAGCCAGCTTATTACGCGGGTTAATCCGGCCTATCGCATCCGGCAAAGCACGTTCTACTTGCTGCCAATCCCGCCCGCTGGCGAAACAATCGCTTATGAGTATATCACCAAGAACTGGTGTGCCTCGTCTGGTGGCACGGCTCAAAGCGCGTGGGCTGCCGATACTGACACGGCGGTTCTTGACGAAAAGCTTATCACTCTTGGCATCGTGTGGCGCTTTAAGCAGGCCAAGGGGATGGATTATCAGGCTGACGCGGAATTGTATAATCGCTCGGTCATGGATGCTATTTTGCGCGACGGTACGCGCCCTGTCATCACGCTTGATAACATGGGCTATGACCGCAAGCCCTATGCGCCGCAGACCCCGGAAACGCTGGTGTTCTGATGGCGCGACGGCAGATTGCACGCCAAGCCACGCTACCGGCTCCTATCGGTGGCCTGAATACGCGCGACCCGGTTCAATCGGTTCCGAATACGGACGCGCTGCGGCTGGAAAACTGGGTTGTCAAGCCAGGCAAGATTGCAACTAGACGCGGTTACGAATTGCTGGCTACCGGTCTTGGTGCCGAAGTCGAAACCCTGATGGAATATTCGCCACAGTCTGGTGATGCGAAGCTGTTCGCAATCTCTGATGGCGAGATTTGGCGGGTTGACGACGCTGACGTTGCGGATGGCTCGCTTACTGGTTCGGCGGCGGTTACAGGTCTTACGAACAGCCGCTGGCAGCATACCATGTTTGGCACGGCGGCAGGGGCATTCCTCGTGCTCTGCAATGGTGCTGACGCGGTTCGCAATTACAACGGTTCGACATGGACGAGCCCGACGATTACGGGCGCAACGTCTGCCAATCTGATCAATGTATGCGCTCACAAGGGGCGGCTTTGGTTTGTCGAAAAGGACACGCTAAAGGCGTGGTATCTTGGCACGGCCTCGATTAGCGGCACGGCGACCGAGTTTAATATGTCTTCGTTGTTCCGCAAGGGCGGCAAGCTTCTCGCAATTGGCACATGGACGCGAGATGGCGGCGCTGGGCCTGATGACAATTGGGTTGCCGTGAGCAGCCAAGGTGAAGCAATTATCTATGCTGGAACGGACCCGTCTAGCGCCTCTACATGGTCACTTGTGGGGGTGTACAGCATCCCCAAGCCAATCGGCTATCGGTGCCTCTATCGCGCGGGTTCTGACCTTGCCATCCTGACCGAACGCGGGCTTGTCTCGCTTTCGGAGGTTGTGTCTGTGTCGGAAGGCACGCAGGCTGCAACCGCGCTGACCAATAAGGTGTCTTCCTCGTTTGAGGAAAAGTCGCGCTTTTATCGCGATAACACCGGCTGGCAGGTTATCGAGTATCCGCTGGAAAACCTCGTTTTGGTCAATGTGCCGGACGATGGCGGAAGCACGCAATTTGCGTTTCAGATCGAAACGCGGGCTTGGTCCTATTTCACCGGCATCAATGCGCTGTGCTGGTCGATGTTCGACACGGGCCTGTATTTTGGCGATCGGGCAGGCAAAGTGTGGCGTTACGGCGAGGCAAGTAGCGACAACCTAGCGGGCATTACGGCAACCGTACAAACCTCTTTCGGCCGCATGAGCGCAAATGGTCAGAAGCGGTTTTTGATGTGCCGCCCGTCAATGACCGCGCCCAATTCTCTTGTCCCGCAAGTCACTGTTTTGACAGATTACGACATGACCGGGAACACGTTCATTAACGTGGTGCAATTTGAAGATAGCGGCGCGCTTTGGGATGTCGCCGAATGGGATGTCGCGCCTTGGTCTGTGCAGATCGTGCCGAACAGCCGGTGGCATGCGGTCAACGGTTACGGCCATACCGCAGCTTTAGCTTTCTCTGTCACGACCGATACAGAGATCGAAGTCCATGGCTTTGACCTGCTGTTCGAGGCAGGCGGGCCGGTATGAGGCAGATTGTCGGGCGCGTTCTCTATGGCGCTGACGAGGAAGTGGCGGCGTTTGTCCGGACAAGAATGCCGGTGGAAGCACAGCGCCTTGGCGGCTTTCCCGAAGGCGGGACAATCGCGCTCGGCATCGTCAACGCCGATGGAAAGCTGGTGGCCGGTGTTGTCGGGTTCCATTTCCGCAAGCACGAATGCGCGGGCGCGGTTGCCAGTGATGACGCCAGCGTTTGGACGCCTGCCGTTCTTCGGCGGCTGTTCCGGTATCCGTTCGTGCAGAAGGGTTATCGCCGTCTGACGGCTTATACGGGCGCAACGAATATTCGCATGCAACGCCTGTTGCGCGGCGTTGGGTTCAAGCTTGAAGGGCGCTTGCGCCACGGCTTGGACGGCCAGGAAGATTTGCTTGTTTTCGGCCTTCTGAAAGAAGAATGCCGGTTTTTACCGAAGGAATGCCGCCCATGATGGACGCACCCGATCCGCCCGAAACACCGAACCCGTATGCTTCGGCTGCGGCACAGACGGGCGCGAACGTCAACACCGCGATTGCTAACACCAAGATGCAAAACGCGAATGTGTATGGCCCGACGGGTTCAAGCGAATTTACACAGACCGGCACGCACCAGATCAAGGAAGCCCGTAAGAACAAAGACGGGACCGTGATGACGCAGAAGGTCTGGAAGCCGGATGACCCGGAAGCCGCTGCGCAATATCGCCGTGAGGTTGAAGGCACGCCAACGAAGACTTGGATTGCCACCGGGGGTGATGAAGGGCAGGGCGGCTATTATCAGGAAACCGGGGGCGGCAAGCGCTACATCGACACCCGCACCGGCAAGGACTGGGTCGACGGTGGCCAGTGGGTCGATGAAATCCAGTATGACACCTATGACGTGCCGACTTACAGGCAGGATATCAAACTCTCTGAAAACCAGCAGCGCCTGTTAAACTATCAGGAAGGCGCTGGCATCGAGCTTGGCCAGCTTGGCCTTGACCAAATCCGCAAGCTGCAAGGCGTCCTCGGGGACAATTTCAGCCTTGATAAGGTTCAAGGTCTGCAAAACCGGCAGACGACAGTTAATCAGCCGAATATGGACAATGTGAATCTATCGGAGATCGACCGCTTGAAGCGGATCGAGCTTGATCGCATTGCCCTTGACCGCATCGGCGACGGGCCTCAACTACAGGAAAACATCAACGCGCGCAATCTGCGCGAAATGCAGGCTTATCGCGGCCAAGTGGCGGGAACGACTTACGACGCCAACGGGATGCCCGACTTTTCAGGCGACCGTCGCCGCGTTGAGGAAGCCATCTATTCGCGCCTTAATCCAGAGCTTGAGCGCGAAAAGGCGGCGCTTGACAATAAGCTGGTAAATGAGGGGTTCCAGCGCGGGACTGAAGCATACAACCGCGCCATGGATGAATATGCTCGACAGGCAAATGATGCGCGCATGCAGGCGATTCTTGCTGGCGGGCAAGAACAAAGCCGCATGTTTGGCGATGCCTTGGCCGCGTCCAATTTCCAGAATCAGGCGGCGCAGCTTTCCAACTCAACCGAATTGCAGGCACAGAACCAGTTGTTCGGGCAGGCCCAAGCCCGGCAGCAGGCGCTTAACGAAGCGCGTCAGCAAATGTATGGAAACGAGGTCAACAGGATCAACCTTAACAACCAATTTACCGGTGCCGAGGCTGGTTTTAACAACGCGGCCACGGTCACCGAGGCGCAGTTTAACAACGCTGCGGACGTCTCGGAATTGCAATTCAACAACGACGCCAGAATGCAGCAGGCCGGGTTCAACAACCAGGCTCGGCAATTCGATTTCGCAAATCAGATGGCGGCGGCGCAGTTTGGCAATGCTCAGAGGGAAGCCCAGATACAAGAGGCGCTTATGCAGCGCCAGATTCCGATTAACGAAATCTCGGCGCTGATGAGTGGGTCTCAGGTTCAGATGCCGCAGTTTGCCGGGTTCCAAGCCGCCAACATTCCGACGACGCCGGTTGGCGATTATATCTACCGGACCGCCGAACTTGATCAGCGCAACTATCAGGCGGAACTCGCCGCGCAACAGGCTTCCATGTCTGGCCTGTTCGGGCTTGGCTCTAGCTTGATCGGCGGCATGTTCAAGCTTTCGGATCGCCGAGTGAAAACTGACATTGAATGGGTCGGCACTGAAAGGGGCCTTGGCGTTTATCGGTTCCGCTACATCGCGGGCGGGCCTCCGCAAATCGGCTACATGGCAGACGAGGTTAAGGCGCTTTATCCGCATGCAGTCATCACCGAAGGCGGGATTGACCGCGTGAATTATGAAAGGATTGCGGCATGATGGGCGGCGGCGGGTTTAATCCACAAATGCTGGCTGCCATGTTGCAGCGCAGGCAGGGCGGCGCGCCTCCGATGCCGGGCGCTGGCGGCATGAAACAAAATCCGGGACCGGGGGATTTTTCTGCCCAGATGATGGCCGAACGGGCTGCAATGCCCGCGATGGTTCCCGACGGCAGCCCTGACATGGTGGCGATGATGCGCAATCGTGGCCCGGCGCGTGCCGTCACGAACGGCATGGGCCAGCCAATGGGCGGCTTGATGGGCCTTGGTGCAAGGAAAATCTGAGATGCAAGATCGTCAGAAAATGGCCGAAATGCTTCGGCGCGGCATTAAGGACACGGCAACGTCCCTCGGGATCAGCCCGGTTGATCTTGCCACGGCCATTTCCTACGAAACCGCTGGCACCTTCGATCCGACCAAGCGCGGCCCAACAACGCAATGGGGCCAACATCGCGGCTTGATCCAGTTTGGACAGCCACAAGCGCAGAAATACGGGGTTGACTGGTCGCGCCCATTGGAAAGCCAACTTGGCCCTGAAGGTGCTGTTGCACGTTATCTGCGCGACACTGGCGTTAAGCCGGGCATGGGCTTGCTTGATATTTATTCCGCGATCAATGCCGGGGGTGTTGGCCGTTACAACCGTTCGGACGCCAACAATGGTGGCGCGCCGGGGACCGTTCGCGATAAGGTTGAACGTCAGATGGACGAACACCGCGCCAAAGCAGCGGCATTGCTTGGTGTGGCTGATGCTCCCGGCGCGTTTGTCGCCGCCGAACGTCAGAAGCAGCCGCAAGACCCCGGCATGTATGCTGAAGCGCCTCCGCAGGCCATGGGCATGCCTTCGCCCCGCTCCATCCCCCCGCAGGCATCACCCGCCGCGCCGCAGCCCATGCAAGGGCCTGATGGCAGCCAAGTTTACAAAGTTGGCACGCTTCGCGATCCAGCGGGCGGCGGCACGATTGATAACATTGCTACGCAGCCAAACCCGACCGGCATCATGCAGGGCATGGCTCGCGATGCTCAACTAAACGACCTCTACAACAAGCTTTTCGGAGGCTGATTTGTTCGCTCCCAATATCCAGAATGTGGCGGTCACGACAGACGCCACGCCGGACGCGCAACGCCAGCGGCTTCTTGCGGCGGCTCTCGCCCGCAAGAAGATGGCCGAAGCCGATACGACAACCGGGCGCGGGCGTCAGCAGCAGCAGGGCTTTGCGCCTCGCAATGGCGGGCAGATGGCGGCGGGCCTTGGCATGGTCGCTATGGGCGAACTGCTGAACAAAATCGCCACGGATCGCGAAACCGAGAAGGCTAAAGAAGGCGCGATGGCGCAAGCTGACGCCATGGTGACAGCAGTGCAAAGCCTCGGTGGCCCTTTCGCCAACATTAACGCAAATGCTCTCAAGGGCGCGTTCTTGACCAATCCAGAATTGGCCAGCCAAGTGGTCAAGATGGGCATGGAAAACATGCTGAAGCCTCAAGAGCGGTTCGAAACCATCACCCTGCCCGATGGCCGTCAGGCACAGCGCTCGACCATCAGCGGCAAGATCGACGTTATGCCGGAAGGGCGTGGCCCGATGGCTGTTGCACCGGGAACTTCGCTTATTGACCCGAACACAAAACAGCCTGTTTACACGGCCCCGGCAAAGCCGGAAGCGCCAACGACGCGCACCATTAAGCAGGCGGACGGCAGCGAAGTGGCAGTTCAATGGGACCCGCAAAAGCAGGTGTGGGGGCCGCTCTCTGCGCCTGAAGGCGGAAACGCTGTTGGCGTCAAACCGACAAATCCCTACGCATTGCCCGGCAGACCGACCGAAGAACAGGGCAAGGCGGCGGGTTTTGCCACAAGGATGGTGCAGGGCCACAATATTATCAACGAACTTGAAGCCGCTGCAATTGATGGGTGGGAAGCTGTCAAGGCGCGCGTTCCAGGTGGGGCAAACTTTATCATCAGCGAACAAAAGCAGCGGCTTGAGCAGGGCAAGAGGAACTATATTAACGCCATCCTTCGTCGGGAGAGTGGCGCTGTTATTTCGCCTGAAGAATTTGCGAACGCAGACAAACAGTATTTCCCACAGCCCGGTGATAGCCCTGCCGTTATTGCCCAAAAGCGCGCCAACCGTGAAATTGCTATTGAAGGCGTTATGGGTTCCGCAGGGCCTGGCTTTAAAGTTCCAGAAGAGTATAAACCAACACGGCAGCAAGAGCAGGAAGCGCAACGGCAGCGGCAGCAACAGCAACAGCCCGGCAACCTTCAGCCTGCCGCACCCGTCCAAGGGCCTCCGATGCCGCAGGAAGGGCCCATGCAGCCGCCCATGCCGCAAGCCGCTCCGCAGCCCGCTCCCGCCCCGCAAGGCTTGCCGCCGCTTGACCTGATCGAACAGGAAATCCTGCGCCGCCAGCAGCAGCAGATGCAGCAACAGCCCTCTATGCCAATGGTGCCTTAATGGACCTTTCCAACGTTCCCATTGAAGAACTGATGCGCTTGCGGGAAGCGGCACGCGCGCAATCCGCTCCACAGCCATCGTTTGACCTTGGCAAAATGTCGCTTGATGACCTTGTGGCGTTGCGTGACCGGGTGCGCGGCCAGCAAGCGCCCGCTGATGATTACCAGATGCCCGCGCCGCCCCCCGGTGCTGTGATCCATGGCGGCGACGGGAAAACCTATGTCGCTGGGCAGCCGGGGCTTACGATTGATCGTAAGGGCGTCCAAGGCACGCCTGACGAAGAAATCATGCTGGAAGCTCAAAAGCGCCGCATGCAGGGCGGGCTTGATGGCACGCGGCGGCTCATGCCGGTTGCTCAGGGTGTCGGCATTAGTGCAACCGATGAACTTGCATCGGGCATTGCTGCCGTGCCGAATGCTATGCGCAGCGGAAACACGGTTGGCCAAGAATACGCCATTGGGCAGGAAATGCAGCGACAGGCGCTTGAACGCCAGCGGCAAGAGCGGCCAGTCGAAAGCTTCATTGGTGAATTGGCGGGCGGTGTTGTGACAGGCATTGGCGCTGCGGGGGCGGGGGCTACAACGGCGCGCATGCTTGGACCAAATGCAGGCCTTGGCGCTCGTATGCTTTCCGGTGCCGCCGATGGCCTCGTTTACGGCGGCGTGAGCGGGTTCAATTCCGGTTCTGGTGTTGACGACCGCGCCAAGCGCGCGGCGCAAGGCATGGCGGCGGGTGGCGTTGCTGGTGGCGTTGTCCCCGCTGCTGGTGCTTTTGTGGATCGCGTCACGCGCCCGGCGCAGAACGCGCGTGTTGCCAGAACCAACCCGGAAGCCTTTGCGCAACGTCAGATCATCGCCACAATGCGCGATGCGGGCAAAACGCCACAAGAAATTGAGCAGGCGCTACGGCTCGCGGCGGCTGAGGGGCAGGGGGTTTATACCGCCGCTGACGCTCTTGGTGATGCGGGCGCTCGGCAGCTTGGCGTAGCGTATCGCGGACCGGGTGAAGCAGGACCGCGCATTAGCGAGGCGTTGCAGTCACGCCAAGAAGGGCAGGCGCGGCGGCTGATCAATCAACTGGAAGACGGCTTCCAAGCTCCGCAAACGCGGGCGCAACTTGAGGCGGCGCAGACAGCGGCGCGGCGGGCTGAAGCAAATGCGCTTTATGGCCAAGCGCGACAGCAGGCAGGCGCTGTTGACGCTTCTGGGGCTATTGGAGAGGCAGACAAAATCCTCACGCCGGGCGCTTCTCGGCTGCTTAATCCCGGCAGCGGTATTCAGCCGGGGGAACGTGTAAGCGCTGTTGCGCGGGCGCGGTCATACCTGACGGATGGAAAATCTATTCTTTCGGATTTTGATGGCGCGCTTGCTGCAAAGCAGGAAATTGACGCCATGATTGACGGCGCGTCGCCGAAGGTTATGGAGGCGCTAATTCCAATTCGGAACGCACTTGATGATGCCCTGGCGAATGCCTCCGGGCCATATGCTACGGCGCGTGATGCATACCGCACCGCGTCCAAGGGCATCGAGGCCATCGAAACCGGCAGCAAGGCGGCGGCACGGGGTCGAACAGACGATACGATTGCATCGTTTCGCGGCATGCAGGGCAACGAGCAGTCTGGGTTTCGAACCGGTTATGCCGACAAGCTGATTGCCGATATTGAGGGCTTGCCCGCCACGTCTGACAAGTCTCGCATGTTCACCAGCGAAGCGCTAAAGCGGGAAATCCCCGAATTTGCGGTGCCGTCAAGGGCTGAAATGCTGGGGCGGCAGCTTCAGCGCGAACAGCAAATGGCCGAAACCGCCCGGAAGGCGGTCGGGGGCTCTCCGACGCAGATGCGCGCCCAAGATGACGCAGGAATGGCAATCGGACCCGAAGCCGTCACAAGCATGGCGCGCGGTAACTTTTTGCAACCGCTCTTGCAGGCGGTCAGCGCTCGCGGTCTTGGCGGCAATACGCCAGAAGCGCGGGCGAAAATGGCTGAAATCCTGTTGTCAACAGGTGGGCAGGCCGGGCCGACTATGCAGGCTTTGGCGCAGCGTCAAATGACGGATGCTGAGCGGGCGCGCATGCTGGCAATCCTGCTTTCTGGTGCCACCAATGCGGTTACGGCCACAAGTATGGCAAATACCGGACAAAAGTGACGATTGCGACAGTAACGAAAATGCCAATCACGACCTCTTTCGTGACGGGCGGCGGACCGTAGTCGGTCAAGCCAAACCATAGCTTGCGCGGGTATTTGCTACCCGCCACCCGATAATCTCCGGGCTCAAGGTCAATCACCTTGGGCTCTTTTTCGTTCATGGGGGCCACATGCCTTTCTCTTCTGGCACATTCACCAGGCTATATAAATGGGTCACTGACCGAAACAACGGCGTCAAGATTCAGGCACTTCGGATGGACGCCGAATTTGATGGCATCGCGACCGCTTTGTCTACTGCCATTTTGAAAGATGGCACGCAGACGATCACGCAAAACATTCCTTTCAATGACAAGCGGATCACCGGGCTGGGCGATGCGGCAGCGTTGACGGATGCGCTTTCCAAGAAAGGGTTTGAGAAAGTCATCACGACGACCGGCACGTCAACGGCCTATATCGCGGCGAGCGCTTATGCCCTCACCAATGCGAACGTGCAGAACGGGACCCTAGTTTTCATCCGCCCGCATACGACGAGCGGCGCAACGCCGACTGTTGCCGTTGATACGATGACGGCGCGGACGATTGTCCGGGCCGATGGAAATTCTCTCGAAGCGAATGAACTTGTATCGGGGGGCATCTATGCGCTGTCTTACGACAGTGCGAACACCCGCTGGCAGGTTCTCAATATCCCGAACAAATCGGGGGCCTCGTTCCAGGAATTCACATCATCTGGGACATGGACAAAGCCAGGCGCGGCCAATTTTGTCATGGTCGAAATTCTTGGCGGCGGCGGCGGCGGTGGCTCTGGGCGGCGCGGCGCATCTTCCACCACGCGCGGCGGCGGCTCTGGTGGTGGCGGCGGGCAGTTTGACACTCGTGTCTTTCTTGCTTCCGAACTGACCTCAACCGTCGCTGTTACCATTGGCGCAGGTGGGTCAGGCGGAACAGCAATTACCGCAGATAATACCAGCGGCAACAACGGTTCGGCGGGCGGAACAACGTCTTTCGGTTCATACCTGCAAGCGCAGGGCGGCGGCGGCGGAGTTGGTGGCGGAACTTCTGATTATGCAGGCCAGTCCATAGCAGGCGGCACGGGTGGTTCGGTTGGACAGCGCATTTCAAGCTTGTCAAATGGCGTTCCACTTTCGGGGGGCAATGGCGGCGGCTCGACGGTTGGCGCGCAAAACGGCATTGCGGGTGGCTATGGCGGCGGCGGTGGTGCCGCGACCATGGGGGATACGACAACCAGCACATCGAGCGGCGGTGGCGGGTGCTCTGTCTATGGCGGCGCGGGTGGTGGCGCTGGTGGCGCGCTGGCGTCTAACAACTTCCCACGTCATCCAACGCGCGGCGGCACAATTTTGCTTGACGCCACGCAAAGCGCCGATGGCGGGGGCGGCGCTGTAGGAACCAACCCAAACATTGGTGTTTCAGGCACCGGCACAGATAGCGGCACAGCAGGCGGGGCTGGCACGGCTCGTCAGGGCGGTGGTGGCGGCGCGCCCGGCTCTGGTGGCGGCGGCACCGGTGGCGCTGGGGGTGCTGGCGGAACGGCGGGTGGCGGCGGCGGCGGCGGCGCATCGCTTAATGGCAACAATTCGGGCGCGGGTGGCGCTGGCGGCAATGGCCGCGTGCGCGTTTATACTTGGTGAGGGCTGATCATGCGCTATGCAATCGTGGAAAATGGCGTTGTCACAAATGCTGTGGTTGCCGACGAGCCTTTAGGCGCAAACTGGATTGAGGCGGAATACGCTGGCCCTGGGTGGGTCTATAGTGGCGGTTCGTTTTCACCGCCCCCCGTTCCTCCGGTGCCGGTTCCCGAACGGGTAACAGCCCGCCAAGCGCGCTTGGCTTTGAATGCGGCGGGCCTTCTTGATGACGTTGACGCGGCGATTGCGGCCAGCTCTCGCGAAGTCCAACTTACTTGGGAATATGCAACCGAGATCGAGCGGAGCCACCCAATCCTAGCGCAGGTCGCGACTGGCCTTGGCATGACATCAAACCAGATGGATGACCTGTTCCGGCAGGCGGCAACGCTCTGATGCGCTGGTATCTGGCACAGATAGGCCGCGCATCATCGCGCATGTTGAATGCTGTTCTCGGTGGCGAAGGCGACACCACCTTTAGCGCCTATAGCTATCATCTAGCCATGAACGGCAGGCGTCCAATCTCGCGCGCCTATGGCCGTGCTCGCGTGGCAATCGTGGATGGCTTGCTCGGCCTCGGCCACTGCTTTGAGGCGTGGTCTTGGCACCACGAACGCGGGCTTTTTGAAATCGAAAAATGAGGCGCGCATGACGCGGATGCTTGTGTTTTTGCTATGCCTTTTGGGCGTGGCGCTTATCGGCATGGTCAAGGCCAGCGCGCATAGCTTCTACCCGTGGGAGTGTTGCTCCGATGTGGATTGCTACCCGATCCCGGTTGAGGATGTGAGGGCCACGCCTTCCGGGTGGTGGATCGCAAAAGAGCGCGTCACCATCCCTTACGAGAGCGCCCGTCCTTCACCGGATGGGCGTTTTCATATCTGCCGCAATGAACTCGGCAAGGGAACGCTGATTACCCCGTCCGGCAAGCCGCCCTGTTTTTGGGCTCCTGAAGGTGCATCATGAAAAACACGTTTGAGACGTATTTCCCCGAACTCGTGAAGCACGAGGGCGGCTATGTTGACCATCCGCAAGACCCTGGTGGGGCAACAAAATACGGCATTACGCTCGCCACGCTTCAGGCCTTTCGCGGGCCTCCTGTCACTAAGCTTGATGTGCGCAACCTGACGCTTTCCGAAGCGCAGGTGATCTATCGCCAGCGCTACTGGAATGTGATCAACGCGGATGCCTTGCCCGCTGGGGTGGATGCGGTGGCGTTCGATATTGCCGTAAATCACGGCATTGGCCGCTGGCGTCAATGGGCTCCAATTATCGACGGATTGGCACCTGATGATGCCATTCGCGCCCTTTGTGAACGCAGACGGCGTTTTTACCGATCTTTGAAGACGTTTTCGACCTTCGGCAAGGGCTGGATGCGCCGCGCAAACGAGGTTGAAGCCTGGGCTCTTCGTTGGGCTGAGAAGAACGGGGCTGTTGATGGCGCATCGAAAGCGAAGCCAAAAACCATCGTCACGAGCAAAACCGCCAATGCCTCGGTTATTGCAGCCACGGCAGGCGCTATTGCTCCGGTCACTGAGGCCGTCAATCAAGCGAAGGCTGCGGCGGATGGTGTATCGGCAATCATGGCTGCCGGGCCTTGGGTTCTGCTGGCGCTCGTCGTGATCGGTGCGGCTGCATTCATCTATTACGAACGTAAGAAGAAACTGGATCAGCACGGTATCTGACATGCTGAGCGCTCTCCCTTTTCTCATCCGCTTTTGGAGGCCGCTGGCAATCGCTGGCGTGCTTGCGGCTGGCTACGGCTGGCACTGGAACGAAGTCCGTAAGGCCCGGAATGAGGGCTTTGCGATGTGTGAGGCGCAAGCGCGCGCCGATGTTGATCGGAGGATCAAAAATGCCCTGGAAGCTGAGCGCGGTGTTATTTTCGGCAATGATGCTGACCGCATGCGCGACGACGGCTTCAAGCGAAAAGACCAATAGCGCCGTCTGCACTGTCTGGCGACCAATCTCATGGAGCGCGAAGGACACAGAGCGCACCGTGATTGAAGTCAAAGCGAACAACGCGCGGCGCGGGGGCTACTGCAAATGACCGAAAACGTGATCAGCTTCAACACTCGCAAGCCCGCCGCCGCCGAAGAACTGCATGACCCCGATGGCGTAGCGCCTGAATTGCAAGAGACATTCCGTGAAGCGATCAAATCGTTCTCGGCTGTCATTGATAAGGGTGAGACAACCTCGCTGGCCATCGCGGCGCTGAATATCCACGGCGGGGCAACGATGTTCATTCTTGGCGAAACCGGCCCTGAAATGATCGGCCTATCAGCCATGCTTCACCACCACACAATGCGCCTGATGGACGCTGCCGCCGATGAATGAGCCAATCGAAGTGACCGCCATCAACCTTGATGAGCGCGCGGCCACATTCAACGACCAATCGACCGGCCACATCTTAGACATGTTCGATATCGACGGCGAAGACACGACAGACCCCGAAAGCGCTGTTGCCGTTATCGTCGTCCATCCCAAAGCAGGGCGTCTCTTTGTTGAACTTCCTGACGAATTCATTCCGGGGCTGGTTCAATGACCGACGACACGAGAGACATAGCCATCGCCACCAGATCAGATGTGCAGCACCTTTCGAAAGAGGTTGCCAAGCTGACTGAGACTGTAAGCGGCTTGAAAGAAGCGATGGTTGAGCGGCGCGGGGCTGAGAAAGTCGCGCGTTGGATTATCGGCGGCACGGCAGGCGGCGTAGGGGCTCTGATTACGAAATTCGGGACAGCCCTCCTGAACACGCCTTTGCCCAAATAACGGTGATTGATGCACGAGACCGGGCGACCAAAAACATCTGCTGATGTGGAACGGCTGGTGATCAGCCTCTACAATCAAAACATTCCGAAACGCCGGATTTCCATCCAAACAGGCGTTCCACGCACAACCGTCCAAGAAATTATCAAGCGGGGCGGTTCAATCCTGTCAGAGACAGACAAGCCGTTCTCGGTTCCTGATCTCCCCTCCGAAGACCTGCCGATTAACGAACTGCTAGACCGGATCACGCATCAGGCGAAGCTTACGCAGGCAGCGGCCAAAGCGCGGGCTATGATCCGGGTGCCAATCAAGACACGCGGGCCGATTGGCCTGATGGTATGGGGCGATCCTCACTTGGATGACCCCGGCTGCGACTTCCCCTTGCTGCGCTCGCATGTTGAAATTGCCGCCGCGCCGCATCGCCGTGATTATCTCCTATCCGGCAACATTGGCGACCTACAGAATAACTGGGTTGGCAGGCTTACCCGGCTTTATGCCAAACAGGAAGTGAGCGCCAAGAACGCATGGCGGCTTGTTGAATGGCTCATGCGCGATAGCGGCGTAAATTGGCTGTTCCTCATCCGGGGCAACCACGATGCATGGTCGGGCTCTGGCGACCCTCTCAACTGGATCATGCGCGGGGCGAATGTCGTTGATCAGGCGCACGGTGCCAGGATTGCACTAGGCCATCCTTGCGGCGTTGAAACCCGCATCCATGCCCGGCATGATTTCCAAGGCCATAGCCAATACAACAGCCTTCACGGCCTGAAGCGCGAACTCTTGTTCGGTGAGCGCGACCATATCATGGTCGCTGGCCATCGCCACATCGGCGGGGACGCATGCGATGTTATCGGCGGAATGTGTGTGCAGATGGTCAGGGTCAGCGGCTACAAGCGCGTTGACGACTACGCAGACGCAGGCGGTTATCAAAAAAAGCAAATTCACCCATCAGCGCTACTCGTCATTGATCCATCAAAAGCAGATGACAATCGCTCGCGCGTCTGGTGTGCTCCTTCTGTGGAGGAAGGTGTAGAATATCTGGATTGGCTGCGCTTCCGGTTCACTGGTGTCAAGCCTCGTGTTACTGTGAGGTCATCATGAGAGCGGTGTTTGTCTCTTCCCCCTATCGTGGCGACACAGACCGTAACCTAGCCTATCTCGCATGCGCTCTTGGCGATTGTCTCGCGCGAGGTGAAAGCCCGTATGCACCACACGATAGCCTGCCAAAGCTGCTAGACGATAGCGACCCTGAACAGCGGCGTAGGGGCATGGAAGCCGCGCTCTCGTGGCTCAAGAAGGCTGATTGTCTTGTTGCCTATACGGATTTCGGGTGGACACCAGGAATGCAGACAGAACGGCTTTTCGCTGAGCAGTGGGGCATTCACATTGAGGAACGAACCCTAGGCATGCCATGGGCCGAAGCATGAGCAGCATTTCGCCAGACCACTACAAGAACGGCTCATGGGAAGCCATTGAGGTTATCGAGGCGGTTGTTGTCCAGATGATCCGCAGCGGGAGCCCGCCTGATGCTGCCTACAATGTTGGGGCATCGCTGAAATACCTTCTCCGCACGGGCCGCAAGGGTGACGCGCTAGAACAGGTCCAAAAGGCCGAATGGCATATCCGCCGTGCCGTCAATGTCCTGATCAGCCATAACAAGCCGGTTGAAATTGCTGGCGTGGATTATGCCGAAACGCCTGACCTAGACGGTTCATGAAATGCTGAAAATCACGCCAGCGGATAAGGCCTCAATTGATGCGATTGTTCAAAATCGGCGGAAACCGGGCGTTTACGGTGGCCTAACGGCGCACCTTCGCAAGCTTAGAATTGGCGCTGGCGTCTGGATCGAAGTTCCTGAGAATGTATCAATTTCCCGCCATCAGCAGCACGTCGCGGCTATCGGCCAATCCCTATACATACATCAGGGTATTCGCTTTATGACCCGCCGCGATACCGCAAACAATCGCGTTGCCATCATTCGGGTTGAGTGATGGCGGCATGGCGTGCAAAGCCCATGCAATAGCTATGGCTTGGCATTGTGCTTTTCCATGTGAGCGCGGGCGGCTGCAATATGGCCAATGTGCGGGTCTCCTGTGAACGCCCTAACAATCTCCTCCGCACTTTCCAGCCGCTCTATAAGCGCTAGGATGGTGGCGGGGTTGGCGAGGGCTATATGCGCAGCGTCTTCCTCGGAAACTGCCGTTGGATAATACGGTTCATCGCAGCAGACGCGCTCACCACCCGCATCGCGAACGACGATGATGCTGCCGATTGTGCCGTCCTCGTGGCAAAGCCTCCACGGCCCTCGTGAAGCCTTCTCCGCAGCCTCTTTCAGTTTGGCTAGGTCAAGGGTCATGGGGCAGACCTCCAAAGCGGGAAAATGTAGCGTTCAAGAAGGATGCCTGCGACCACGCCGTAACTCAGCATGGACAATCGACCGCTGATGCCTTCGACAACCCCGGACCAGAACGCTTTTGCATATCGCTTCCACCATGGGTCGAGTGGCAACCCAGATGTGATGCGTCGCATTTCCTCGTCGGACAGCGCGCGGTCAAAGACTACAACGCGGCGAATGTGGTCGCCTGGCTTTTCCATCTCACTCTCCCTTCAACGGGCTGGCATCAAGCATGGCTTGCCACCATTCAACATGGCAATCATCGGCTCCCCTGTGCGCCGCTTCGTTCCATCCCGCCATTGTCCCAGCGGTCGTAAGCTGGTCTGGCGTCGGCTCTCTCATCGCTTCATATATTGCCGCGATGGCAGCTTTAGACCGCCTCATGTAAAACAGTCTGGCTTGGTCAAAATGGTCGTTGGCGTCTTCGGCCATCGCCCTCGCCACCTTCTCTACAAGCTGTTCGTGGGTCATTTGGGCCTCGCTTCGATCATGGCGCGGTAGGCATCTTCAAAGCACCATTCTTTCCCCGAAATGGCCATTTCTTGCGCGGCCTCAATCATCGCCTCGGTCGGCTCAACCGGCACGATAACATGCGTTCCCGCCAAGAGCCCCGCAAAGCCGGGGAATTCTTTCTCTAAGAGCACATGCATGGTGCCGTCAGCAATACCGCGCGGCGCGAAGTAGGCCTTACCGCTGATCACGTCAGCAAGGCCGGGGATGGCTGTTTCGAGGGCGGTGAGGGCGGCTGCCATCCACTTTTCAGGGCTGCCGCTTTCTTGCGACCATGCCCGAAACATCGCCTCAATAATGTCATCACGGTTCATGTCGTTTCCTTCGGAGGTTGGGGTATCAGTCGAAACAAATCAGCTTTTGGGTAATTCATTGGAACACCGTGCTCGTCTGTCATGTCCTCGTGATACCAACGATAAGCGGCGACTGTTCCGGATCGTGGCTGAATTCCCGACACGATCACGCGCTCTAAGCTGGGCGCGCTCTCGATTGCCTCCCACGCCGCAGCTTCGGCGGCTTCAAGCACCTGCCGCATGCGCTCTTTGCTTGGGGTGTAACTATCGCCTATCCAGCGCTTCCACTCGCGAAGCGCCGCCTCTACCTGCTTATCCGTTGCCATGGCTGGGCTCCTTGGGCTGGCGTTCTTTAAGCCGGGCTATTGCATTCTCCCGCACGCACTGTGCGGCCTCGTCAATGGCCACCGCAATCCGTCTAGCCGCCGTTGAGGGCAGGCCAATTTTTGCGGCTATTTGCAGCGCAATTTGCAAGGCCTCGTCAGAAATCCGGTTCATACTCATACCCAAGCCTCTCGTATTCACTGAGATACGCGATGCGGTGATTGGTGCGGTCTATCTCCGCAAGCAGCTTTTCGCGTGCTGTTTCGTCTATGGCTGCGGCCTTCCATTCCAGATCAGCCGCATGCTGGCGAAGGGTGGCTAGTTCTGCTTTGACGGTGGGTGTCATTTGGGCGGCTCCGGTAGCGGCATCCAAAACCTTGCGTTGCAGACGCGCGGATAATCGTCGTTTTCCTTGCAAAACCACATTCCGGGGAGCCAATACCCATTCCCGTATTCGTCTTCGGTCTCAAACTCGGGGTCAAACCACTTGGCAATGCAGATGCCATTCCCGTTCATGCAACCGCTGGATTCTGCCCACGCTGCGTAATCCGTAAGCCGGCCAGTGGCTTTGTCTTCGACATACGGATCGGCGTCGTGATCATACCAAACAAGCACATCTTGTTCTTTTGGCGCGGTCTCAATCGGTTGCCATTCCATCATCATCTCCATCAGAACGCCGGCTTCGGGCAAAATTGAACAACGTTGCCGCTGTCAGATAGCGGCGCAATGCCATCCCAAAGCAGCACAACGTCAGTTAGATTGCTGTCAAAATCGGGTTCCATGCCAAGCGCTCGCTCGGCATGCTCAGGCCAATCTGCTTTTTGCATTTCCAGCGCTTCGGCAATCGGCCCAACCATAAGCAGTGCTACGCCGTCAGACGCGCGGAAGCCCTCGTTTTCAACCGCAGCCTTGATCAGCTTGCGGTAACGGTTTGGAGCCTGCATTGCCTGCGCTCCGTAATATGGCCGGGTCTTGATAGGCGTTGACACGTTATTCTCCATCAGAACGCCCCATGAACATGCCATCGGGACTTGTTCGGGACTTTGTGTTCGTATATGTCCCTCTCTCGTCGCGTTTGTTCCGGTTCTGATTTCATCGCTCTTCGGCAATGATAAATTCCGCAACAAAAACAACGATGTTCGGACACGGGGTATAGCGCAGTCTGGTAGCGCGGTAGTTTTGGGTGCTGCTGCGCTTGACGACATAACCCATTGTTAGCGCGATACTATTTGCTCTTTCCCGATTGGCGTTCGGGACTTTTGTCGGGACTTCTGGCGACGGCCAACAATGTCAGCCGCACCCATGACGACAACGAAAGCCCCATGCGCTGGGCTGCTTCGTTCATGACGCGCTTTTCCGCCTCGCTGACAAGGACGTGAATGCGCTCGGTTTTTGTAAGCTTTTCCATGACTCAATTATGCGCATGTTTTGCGCATGAGTGCAAGCGTTATTTGGGGGCGATAACGGCTCTCGGGGCATACCTTGCATCAATGTCCGCAAGCCGCTTGATGATCGGCTCAGCTTGTTTCCTGTAGGAATCTTGCAGTCTTGCGAGATACTCTAAAAGCTGCTTCCGATATTCTTGGTCAACATCGCTGTATTGAGGCGGCAGGATAACAACGTCAAAGCCGCTATCGTTAAGGATAAATTCGTTGGCGTCAGTCATTTTGTGCTGCCTTTCTCTCTGGCGCGCTTGCCGCATCCATCGCGGCGGACACTTCCTCGTCCATGACGTGGGCATATCGGGTGGTTGTTTCAATCCTGGTATGTCGCAATAGCTTCTGCACCAGTTTTAGGTTGCCCGTTGCCCGCAATACCCGCGTGGCCGTGGTGTGGCGTAGGTCATGGAAGCGCAGCCCCGCGACAGGATCAGCCTTGCTCGATTGAATGCCAGCCTTGGCACGGGCGCGGCGGAATGCAGACGATAGGCCGCTGTATGTGATCGGCAGCCATGCATCATTCGCCCGATAGCAGAACACAGCCTTGTCATGACGGCCCTGCAATGGCCATAGAACGGCACGCAGGCCAGCGGAGAGTGGGATGGTGGCAATGCCCGTCTTGCCGCTAATCGTGATCCTACGGTTCCCCCAGTCCACGGCTGACCATTCCAGCGTGACAACCTCATTCAATCGGCAGCCTGATAACAGCGCGAACCTGACTGGGTGTAGGTAGTCCTCACCAAGCCTAGCGAATATTGCCTCTTGTTCGGTGATGGACAATTCCCGAACGCGCTCGGCTGGTTCTCTCAGGATATGCTGTGACCATTGAACCTTGGCCGTTTCAACCTCCCAAACCTCGCCAGCGCGGCGGATGATCTTTCGCAATGGCTCGGTCACGCTGCGGTTCACGGTGGATGGTGAAATGCCTTCGTTCCGTCGCTTGGCCACGATGCGCGCGACCATGTCGCCAGTGATCCTAGTTAGCGGCGTATTCATGCCAATTTCGCGTTGCAGGCGGGCAAGGTTCGTCATCACGGTATCATTGCGCTTTAGATGCTGCCCAACCTCCTGCCACCAGCGTGACGATGCCGCGCCAAAGGTCATGACGGATGCTGGTTCCTTGTCGATACTGGCTAGGGCTTCGGCCTTTCGCGCCCTGACGAATGCTTCGGCTTCCCGGCGTTCCGTGCAGCCCGTAGTGCCGTGAAATCTGTGACCGCAAAGCCAGAAATCGTATTGATAGACCTCGGCTCCCGCTCGCTTGAACAGGCCTGTTTCTTTCTTTCTTGCCACGCCAGCCGCTCCCCGATGAATGCGTCTAGATCGTCAGGCCGAAACCGATACGCTGGCCTTTTCGCTCCCCTGCCAAGATTGACATAGGGGATAAGGCCATCTCTCACGAATTCGCGCAACTGGCGTTCACTGGTGGCGATGCGTTCGGCAGCTTGTTGGATGGTCAGGAGGGTCATTTGGGCGGCTCCGGCAACGGCATCCAATGGGTGGGCTGAACCGATGGCTCTTCGTCTTCGTTAGACGCCCAGCAAACCGCATCAGTCCAGCATGGCGGAGGCTCACCTTCGGCGTAGAACCACGCCCATGCTTCCAAGTCGTTGTCATCAATGACGGTAATCGCGCAGATGCGATTTTCGTCTCCATAGCCAGGAATGCGCGCTTTAATCAAAGTTCCATCAAGCGGCGCGGTTTCAATCGGCATCCATTCGGGCTTCGTGCTCATTCGCTTGCATCCCTTCTGACAACTTCGCTGGTCATTCAATTACCCGCAATTTGGGCTTTGACGGCGGCAAGCGCGGCTCCGGATCTTCATCATCCAATGTCAGCAAGCCGTCACGCTTATGGCCGATGTGAACGCCGCCAAGGCTTTCTTGGACGTGATGAACCCCAACCTTGTGGAGGTCTGTCAAAAGGTAGGCTCGATCGCGCGGACAATGGCGGGCAACCACAAAGATTTCCGCTGGCCCATCACTGCAAACAGCATCCAATTCGCCGCGCTCGTTTAGTTCAATTGTCACCCTCATCATCGTTTCTCCACTGTTCCATCCATGCGCTTCCGCAGGCCGCTCGCCTTGCTACCGGGCATAGGCCGCGATTTTCGCCGCTCTATCCCCGCATGTTTCGCTGCAAGCCTTCGCGCTTTGGCTAATGCTGCAACGTCCTGTTTTGTCTTCTCGCGGTGGGCTGTTGACAGGACTAGCTGCAAATTCCCTTCGCGGTGTTCCCCGCCCATTGCCAGCGGGATAATGTGATCGAACTCATACTTGTCCTTGAGCCCGTCGATTTTCAGGCCGGTAAGCTGGCAGCGGCCTTGATCGCGCTCCCATATTCGCATCTTGACGCGAGCGGGTATCGCGGCATCGGGTGTTGAGCCCTGCCATTCTGGAACGGTGCGGCCTGTCATGTCCGCACCATTTTCATTTCTTGCCGCTGCGTTGCGTCATGCGCGATGAACTCGCTAAACCGCATCCGCATGAACTCCATTTCGATCTTGGCTAGGTTCGCCTGCTCTCGCGCCTTGACCATCTTGCGAATGTAATCAGCCCAGTCGGGTGATGACTTGATCGCCAGTTCAGCCTTGCTCACGGCCATGTCGCCAAGAGCGGCCATGCGTTGTGAGAGGTAGGCGCTCTTGCCTTCCTCAAGCATGTCAGCGGCGGCATTGAGGCTTGCCCACTTTTCGCCAGCGCGGCGGAATTGTTCGGAGGCGGGTAGGTTGCTCATGTTCCCGCCTTTCCCGCCAAAGCGGCGCGGGCGCTTGGTGTCCCGCCTGCATGCTTCCAATACAGCGCCAACTCGTCGGAAAGCTTGGTTAGTTGGATGCCTGAGCATCCCGCATGCGTCCGCTCCACATCGACAAGTTTTTGGGCAGCTATGGCCAGATAGTCCGCGCGCCAGACGCAATTTTGCAACCGCGCATTCTCGGCCTCAAGCGCTTCAACATGCTCAGCCACGGCATCCAGAGCAGCGCCAAGCTTTTCATCTTCGTCTGCTGTCATGCGGCCTTCCTCAAACATGGCTAGAATGCTTGGGCGAACCACATTCAGGGCTTGAACCATATTGAGCTTTGTGATCACGGCATCACTCATGGCTGACTGCCTTTCCCGCCAAGGCGGCGCGGGCGTGCGCCAGCATCCCCTCTGCGACGATGACCCCGGCAGCTAAGCCCGCGCTTTCCAGCATTGTTCGAAGAACGGGCAATGCTTTGAGTGCGTCGTCTGCGACTTCCCGCAGCCGCGCATTCTCGGCCTCAAGCTGTTCGATGTGGTTTGCGGCTTCTTGGTTAGCTGTGCATATGCCGTATTTCGGGCATGTCTTTCGGATTTTTTCCAGATCACCTCCGCATCCGCATTCAGGCGACCATGCCCGCAACCGCTTCACCAGATCACTCATGGCTACCTCCACGGATGGCGTTGCGCGTCTCACGCATAATGCAGAGGGAGATTGGCGGGTTTGCTGATGCACAGTCTCCACCACAATCAGGGCACCCGTATCCCTCCCATTGGCGCAGAAGACCGTCTTGCGCCTTTAGTTTTTCCAGCAAGATGCTGTTGCCAAAACGACAAAGCTCTAGTTCCGCCGAAACCGCGCCAAGCTCAGATGCTGCGCGCTCACGTTCTTCAGCCAACGCAGCAGCGATGGCCTCGACGTTTTCGCGGTAGCCAAGACCAAGATTGCTCAGGTGTATCAAGTTGGCTTTTTCCATGGCCCATTCCGGCAACTTACTCATGGTCGCCGCTCCTAATTGCAACAGCGATTTCCCGCGCGGCATGAGACATTCCAGCGGCACACGCGGCGGCAAGCTCAAGATTGTTTTCACCCTGCAGCGCCCGCAGCACGCGAAGATCAAACTTACCGTCAGCCGTGGTCATGATTTCATCCGCCACCTTCGCGCATCGCTCACGCTCGGCAAGGATGGCGCGGGCTATCCGCTCACAATCCGCGTCTGCGCTATCAATGTCCCATTGCAGGGTATCCAGCAGCTTTCGCGCCGCCTGCATAATGTCGTCGGGAATGGTGGTCATCACGGCACCCCCGCCACTTGTGCAGCTTCATTCTGCATGCCCAGTTCCTCAATTCTGTCTTTCCGCAACCCGATAAGCGTCTGGCCAGCTTCGCTATCAGGCGTGATGCCAAGCTTCTTGCGCTCTTCGGCCTGTTCAGCCCAGAGCGTCAGGACTTCGCTTGGATAGTCGCAACGGCCAAGCGCAAACTTGAATGTCTCGACATAGGCAGCGATAGCTTTAGCGCTTGTGGCGGCGGGCTTCGGTGCATTATCCTGGCGTGGTGGGGCGGGTTGCGATTTAGCTTCGCGCTCCTCGGCTTTCAATTCGCTGACATACTTGCTGTCATCGTATCGGCCCATGAAAATATCACCCGCAAAGCCAATCATCGAAAGCGCCTTAACCAGCGCATCCGTCACGGACTTTTTCGGCGCATCCTCATCCGTGAATGCCTGCCCGCTCTTGCGCGTGCCGCTGAATTGCGTGCCGCCGATATGCTCGACCTCGCCGCGCTTGCCGTTCCATTCATACCAGACCTTCACGCGGGCAATGGACAAGCGTTCGCCGCCAGCGCCTTCCTCAATGCGCTCGTCAAGCACCGTGAAGCCCCAGCCAATGCCACAAGGGCCAAAGACCTCGGTTGCCTTCTGGATCAGGTAATACGGCTTCGGTGATGTGCCGCTGTAACTCTTGCCGGTAATAGCTTTCGTGTGTTCTGTAGGGGTCTTGCTGACCTTGTTCCAGATTTCCATGTTCATGCTGCTTGTTCCTTCTTAGCTTTCCGCGCCTTAGCTTCGGCACGCGCTTGTGCAGCAGCGGCAAGCTTGGCGTGGCGTTCTGGCGTGTTGAGAGCGCTGTTAGCCCACTGCCGCGCTTCGGTTTCTGCTTCGGCATGGGTGTTGCCGGGAAACACAAGGCGCGATTTGCCATCTTCTAGGACGACGCACTGGAAAGCCGGGCCATCGTCATTGTTGGCCTTGGCATAGACTGGAAAGCTGTATGTGGGTTCCATTACCTGACACTCACGATTTTCTGGCCAATAACGATGTTAGCGCCGGGGATTTCGTCGCCACGCTGCAACGCCTCAAGGATCGCCTTTTTGTCGGGCTCAACCTTGACCCGCTGGTATCCTTGGGGCGGGGTAAAATCCTCTGCCAAGTGCAGCGATTGCTTGCCGTCTGTGATGCTGATGGTCGCCTCCGGCAGCTTGCGGGAACGTAGCCCCGCCTCGGTCATGAGCAGCGTCATGATTGACTTGGCTGCATCCTGACGGCGCTCTGCTGACGTGATACGTGTCGCGTATCGGGCTTCAGCCTCAGCCTTTGCCGCCCGCGCGCCTGCCTCATCAAACTGCGCAACGCGGTAAGCCTTCACGACATGACGCAACAGCCCGTCCATGTCTGTTTCGGCTTCAAGCATATCTGCACGCAGGATTTCATCTGCGTCATGGTCGCCAAGCTGTTCACGGAGCAATTCGATTTGGGCGAGGATGCCTTTGATGATGGCGGGGTTCATGTGGTTCCCTTACGTTCGGCTCGCTGGCGCAAAATTTCAGCCATGTTCGCAAAATCCCGACGCCTCCATCGGGCTATTGGCGCGCCAAATCTGCGGAAAACGATCCAACCATGCTCATAAGTTACGTCATCGGTGTGTGGGGTTCCGTTGGCGGCAAGATATTGCGCCGCCCAATAGTCAATTTCCTTTTGAATTTCCGGGTTCATTGGCTCACCTTCGCAATCCGGCCAACGATGGCAGCCGCAGCAAAGCCAAACTCAGGAATACGACGGCGGAACTCGTCATCAGACAGCGTAAGAATATCAATCGCCGCATCTGTGAACGTATGCGTTGCAAGGTCTGTTTCGACCTCACGCGATGGTGAGAGCGCTGCAACGTTCAGTGGGTTGCGTGCGAATGCCAGCACGTCTTTGCGAGAGTATGTCATGGCTTGGCCTCGTCCAATTTCACGCAGTAGGCGACGATTTGCGCCCCATCGGAACGCTCCCGCCAGTAGAAGCCGCTTGCTGTGCCGCCTGATATGCCGCCGCGAAATGTCTTCTCATCCCTGTCTCGTGCAGAAAGGATAAAGACCACTTCGCCAACGCGCGGACCCTCGTCCCCCGGCCTGTATTCAATCCACGGTCCAAATCCTTCTTGTTGCGGCGGATACCAAGGCTCATGCTGTTTGATGAAGTCGCGGAGGCGGTAATAGGCGCTGACCTTCGCTGAATCGTTGTCAGAAGTGAGCGGCAAAGTTGTAGTTGCCACTAGGTTCAAGTCATCCATCAGTCCCATTAGATCACCATCCTAGCCGCATCTTCTGCGGTCTCTGGCCGCGTATTGCGGCGGTTGATTTCACTGTGCTTTCCGCGTGTGTAGCCAAGTTCATATCCGGCCCACGAGGCTAGACAGAGGGCTACCGTGAGCATGATCAGTTCACTCATGGCGTCACACTAATGATTGCAACCGCAACCGCGAGAAACAGGGTGAATACAAGCGTTTCCTTGGCGAATTGAAGGACGCTCATGCTGCTGCATCCTTCATCAAGTCATAGCGGTAATCGGTGTCCACGATCATCTCGCGCCAATCGTCCGGCAGCAGTTCTTCGCTATCGGCCACGTTGACGATGTATTCCGCGATGATCGGCCAAAGCGGGTGCGTTTCCGGCAGCGGCGCATCTTGGTAATGGCCGTGGATTGCCTCGACAGCGAGAATTTCGCCGTCCTCGTCAATCTCTACGTCTGCCTGCAAATCGTTCAGCTCAACCCACAAGCGCCCATTGGCTGACGTGATTGGGTAGTGGAAGTGTTGCGTGGTGATGACTGGCATGTTAGCGGCCCTCCGCTTTCGCGATGGCGGCACTGGCGATTGCATCCACTTTTCGAATGTGGTCAAGAAAATGGCTTAGAACTTCTAATGCCTGCGCTGCGTCTTTCACGGCATAGCCGGAAATAGGGCTTCTGCATTCGCGCAGCGCCGCCAGCATGTCAGGCGCGGCGGCGATCAGGTGGGCGTTGGCCTGAAACTCGCCCCAGTTCTCATTCATGAAGCAAATCGCCGATGGGCATTCTTCAGCCGCTAACGACTGGTCCAAATCGCTGACCGCGTAGATGCCGAAGCCCTCAACGTCGATCATTTCGGCAACATCGTCGCAGTTCTTAACGACCCATGGTCCCGCTGTGTGCTTTGTCTGTTTCATGTCTGTCTCCGTGGTGTGGAGACATATTACCCGTATTGGACAATTTGTCCAGCAGAGATTTGCCAATTTGTCCAAAAAAATTTGCGCACAAAAAACCCCGCTCGCGGCGGGGCTTTAATGATCCTGGCTAATTTATGTCACCAACAACTAGTCACGGTGCCGAATGTCTGGCAAGTGACGGACGCGGCTGCGGCTTCTCGTCGCCGTCTGGCGCTCTCACGCAACGATATTTCCCGGCGCGCCTCGGACAGAACGCATGTCTTGTGCTCCTCGGTGCCGAATGGCAGGCCATACCCGACGCAGCGTTGCGAGATTTCCTGCGCTAGTTTTTTCTGGTCAGGATACGACATTTCATCAACCGTCTGCTGGCACCCGACAAGCAGGCCGCAAGCGGCAATCGCCATCATAACAGGCTTCATGATGCCTTCTTTTGCTCGGCAGCCGGATATTTTACGCCGGGTGGCCGCCGTTTCCCCGTCACCATATAAAATATGTCTTCGTCGGCAATGATGCACAATCGCTCGACAAGATAGAGCGGCATCGGAGAGCGGACTTCATATTTCCGGTATCGGTCAGCGGGAATGCCAAGGGCGGTAGCCATTTGCTCAGCCGTCCAGCCCTTGCGCTCCCGTGCAGCACGCACGCGGGCGCAATACTCGTTGTTGAACAGCATTTCCTCGTTTGAATCGGCCATGCCAATTTTTTAACCGATGCCCCTCGCATTTTCATTCGACATGATGGGTTGACAAAATTGGACAAATCGTCCAATTATAGGTCATGGAAAACTCGTCGATCAAATGGGAAGCGGTGCTGCCGGTAGCTGAGAAGCTAGGCGTTGGCGTTTGGGCTCGGATCAAATGGCGGCAACGGGGTGCTATTCCTCCCCGCTGGCATCTGCCTTTGCTTGAAGCTTCGAACGGCACGCTAACGGCTCGTGACATTCTGCCTGCGCCGGAAAGCAAGCTTCCCGCATGTTGGTCATCGCAAGGCGCTGACTGATGTTTACCGTTCCTCCCTCCGCGTCACTCGTTGGCAACTTGACGCCCGTCGGTTTGCGCGTATCCCAAGCGCGGACGCCTAGCCCCTTGCTTTGCTCCGGTGGAGCAGGGGGCTTTTTTATTCAGCTTGCAGGGCACGCCATGGCCCGATCCGCTGGTCTGACCGTCGCCAGTGCAAGAAAGACGGTCATTCAATTCTCGCAACACCAGTTCCGCCCATTCATGGAGCGGCTTGGTGGTGCTCTCGCATTCTTGCGCATCGCTCATGTTCCCTCGGTTGCAGTCTCGTCGCTGATGACAGGCAACCATAAGGGGCAGTCACGATGCGTGACGAAATCGGAACAAAAGAAGACGGACAGGAAAAAATCGTGAGTATCGCACCGAGTATCAGCGCCCGCGATCTAGCGCGCGAATTCATCCACCAAGACGCGGCTTCCTGCGGCGGTGTGGAGCCTGCTAAGCGGGCTCTTGCTCGTCGGCTAGGGGTAGCGCCCGGCACGATCAAAAACATGGCTGGCGGTCGTTTAAAGCGCATCTGCGCTGACGTTTTTGCCCGCATGAAGGCTGAGCAAATCCGCCGTCTGAACATCTCGCTACAGAAGGCAGAGCATGAGCTTCAAGTTTCTCGCGCGTGTGGTGTGGACCCGCGTTCAATTGAGTTTCTGGCGTTGGAAGCTGCGGTTGAAGCGGCTCGCAAAGTGAGGGAAGGCGCATGACCTGGGGTATCGCTACACAAGAACCAACAAGCGGCCACGAGGCATTGCAGCGTGTCTATGCTAATCACGCCAAGCGCCGGGCCATGTTTGCTTATAGGCCTGAACCAGTAGAGCCGCCACGGCCAAGCCGTGAACAGCTTTACGCTGATTATGTGGCCGAACAGCAGCGCCGCGACCGTGAAGCATGGGCGGCGTATATGTCGAAATGCATCGCCAAAGCGCGGGAAGACAAGGCCAAGGCGCAAGAGATTGTCATCGAACAGCCGCCGCTGTCATTCGATGATGAGCCAATCATCTTCGGCCCGCTGGATCACATCAAGCTTCGCAAGCCATTACCCCGCGAAATGACAGCGCCCGGTTATCTGCGGCGCATTGTGGCATGGGTTGCAGACAGATACGGCTTCACGCCGGAAGAAATCTACGGCAAGCGCCGTTCGCCCGACATTGTTCGCGCTCGCCATCTGGCTATCCAGATGATTGCGCACTCGAAGCGCCTCAAGTGCATGTCGCTGCCTGAAATCGGCAGGCGCATGGGTGGCCGCGACCACACGACAATCCTTCACGCAGCGCGCAAGGCTCCGTCATATCGCAACGCTCGGAAGCCGAACCCATGGCAATGCCGATGAAGCTGCCTGAAGCCTCCGAAATTCAAATCCAAGCCACCATCGTCGAATGGCTGCGGCGCTGTGTGAATTGCCGTGTTGCTGCCATTCCGAACGGCATGCGCACCAGCATCAGCGGGGCGATGAAAGCCCGCCGCGAAGGCATGTCAGCAGGCGCACCTGATCTAGTTGTGGCCTATTGTCATGAAGGTGAACCGCGCACGCTTTGGATCGAAGTGAAGGCAAAGCGCGGCACGCTCACAGAAGAACAGCAGCGCTGGCGTGAGGATTTGCTTGCGCTTGGCCATGACCATCTCGTGGCGCGGTCTCTGGATTGTGTGATCAGCTATTTCGGTGACGCATGAGCATCGCGGCGCTGGTTGAAACCCTCCTCTCGGCTGGTGTTGACCACGCAACAATTGTTGCGGCGGTTAAGGCTGTTGAGCCAAGCGTTTCGGTTCCAGCGCGGTCATCTGCTGCTGAGCGTCAGGCTCGGTATCGTGAGCGGAAAGCGTCACAAAGCGTAACGGTGACGTCACAGGCGTCACAAAGCGTAACGCAAAAAGAAGGTTCCCAAACCCTCCAAGAAAAAAACCCCACTATCCCCAAAAATACCCCTAAAGGGGTACAAAAAGGGGTTTCTCCCCGCAGTTTCGATCCTCGAAAAGCCCTTGCTGACCTCGGCTGTGAGGAAAAGCACATCACCGGCTGGCTTGAGGTTCGGAAAGCCAAGCGCGCCCCGCTGACCGAGGCTGCCCTTGATAGCCTGAAGCGGGAAGCCGACAGGGCCAACATTTCGGTTGCCTACGCCGTGCAGGTTTGCGCCGCCAAAGGCTGGCAATCGTTCGATGCAAACTGGAAATTTGAGCGGCCACCACCGGATGCGAATGCGACAGCCGGGCCAAAGCTGGTCTTCGTGATCGAAGGCAGCGAGCAATGGCAAGCGTGGTGTGATTACCGGCGCAAGATAGGGGCAAACCGGCCCTTCGTGACAGAAAACCGCGAGAACGGATTTAAGCGCGGCAACTGGTTTCCAACAGAATATCCACCGAAAGAAGGGCTGAGGGTATGACCCGCTACGATATCAAGACATGGCGCAAGAGCGCTTCCGGCAAGGCCTACACGATCCGCATTGGCTCGACGTGGACGGACAAGAACGGCGTGACGCGGCTGAATTTCGATGCGCTGCCGTTGCCGGACGAGAAGGGGCAGGTGTCGTGTTTTCTGGAAGCCCCCCGTGAGCGTGGCGATGATGCGCCAAAGCAAGGCGCTGCCAAGCATGACGACATTGACGACGATATCCCATTTTGAGGGCTAAGCCATGACAGACCGCAAGCCTGATTACGTGTTCGTCGTCTTTGCAAAAGACCCGTCGGCTCATCTAGAGCGGTTGCCGTGGAAAGCCAGCGCTTGGAGAATGGCAAACCAGCTTGTAAGGCGCGACCATCAAGTCACCCATCGAATTCGCGTGTTCATGAAGGATAAGCGCTAATGGCTGCCATCGTTGCGGGGATAGTTCTTTTTTGCATGGGCATCATCGGCGTTTTTGTTTCTGGTAGCCTCGTGGGAGCGGCGATGCGGGAAGATAATCGCAGGGCAGGATATCAAGCCATATACTGGGGTCTGTTTTTTACCGCCCTCGTCGTCTTGGCTCACTGGGTGGCAAAATGACAGTCATCACCATCCTGCCACCACGCCGCGAACGCAACGGACGCAAACAACGGCCAACAACCAAGGCTGATATTGAAGCTGCCCAACGCGCTCGTGAGGAAGCCGAAAAGGCTACCGTGCTTGCACAACCTCACCGCAGGGGCAACACTGACCAGCGCTGTGAGAACAACGCTGGTCGCTACATGATGCACCTACAGCAGCATTCTTCATGGCAGCCGCAATGCCAGGATGCCTATGACGAGTTGCGGGGCATCGTGCGACGGTGGCGCAATCTCAAGGGGCTCCCCGATCCTGAGACAAGCCGGTATCGTGAGGGCGGGGCTGGTGATGTTGACGAGGCTTTGCTGAACCGTCTGCATGGCCGCTGGCAAGATGCGATCCATCATGTGTTCAACATGGCGGGTGATCAGGAGGGGACAATCGTGCAGTCATTGTGCGAGAACTACAAAGCCCCGCCTCCGCATAATGAACGCAAGGCAATTCGCGGGCTTGTGAGTTTGGCAAGACATTTCGGAATGTTGTGAATAACTGGCATGACGCTTGCAACGCGCGAGAGAGTGTGATTGATTGTCAGTTAGCAACGGTGGTGATTTGCGCCGTGATGTAGGTTTTGCCCGAATGGGCTGGATTACCCACCTGTCGCGTGTCGGCAGGCCCTAGCCAAACGGCTAGCGTATAGCCCCGGCCTCTGGTGGATCGCCCGTGAGGGAAGCAGGATCGCTACGCCTCACGCGGTTACGCGGAAGCGCTTGCCAGCCTAGGACAATGGCGAGCGTCGGGGCAAGAAATTCGCCAGCAATGGCGTGCAAGTTGGGGACGACGACCGCCGTTAACCCGAGCGAGGCGCGATTTTGCAAGAGCGCCGCGAGGTTCCGAAGCGGAAGCGTAATACACGGGCGAGGGCCGTGGCCCCTTGAGTTTCGCCAGTGATGGCATAAAAGTTAGCGCAGTGCGTGCAGCGTGAGCGGCGCAAGACCAGTCGAAAGACGAACAGCCAAGGTGTCGGCCCAAGCTGCGCTAAACTCAACATGACAGAGGCCTCTGGCAACCGCTACGCCTCTGTCTTCGTCTTCCCTGCCATGTGTAGGGCTAGCATTCGTCCTCGGTCCTAGGATCGCGGACAGCTTTCACAAGCTTGATAAGCCGCAACAGTAGCGCAAGTGTGGATGGATCGGGGTTTCGCCCTTGCTCCCAATGTGAGTAGGTCCGCAGCGAAACACCTAGCGTAGCAGCGGCTACAGCTTGTGAGGCTGTGCCGCGCCATGCTTTGAGAGTTTGGGCGAGGGTCATTGGCCGGTAGCCTTGGCGGGATGAGGCAAGTGCAATTGAATTGCAAAATATACGCTGCCGTCTGGCTCTTGCTCCATGACAGTATAACCGCTTACTTGTTTCCAGCCGCGAAAATGGAGCATGATTAGGTTAAAGATAAGACGGGCGGTTGAAACACTTCCCCTCATCGTTTACTCCTGTGGCTTAAAAAAGCTGGTTGTGAAAGATTTTACACCGATATCCTTGTGGGCATCATCAACATGCACACGAACGATGTCAGCCCCGCGAACGTCTTTGGCGGCTCGCCGCGCAAACTTTATGGCGTCAGCCTTGTTTCCAGTGAAGTGATACGGTTCTTCAAGCGTGCCGTCGGCAGTCTCAAACCGAAGGGCGTAGCGGGCTGCGTTGTTCATCTGCGTTCTCCGTTGCTGATGAACATAGGTATATACCCGTGACGGGTAGTTTGCAACAACAATCTGCGCAACAAAATTGCGTTTTGTTCAACATCACAGACAAGCGTTGAGCATGACATTCATCGCAGGCTTCATTGCTGGCGTGTTTAGCTGCGCTTGCATCCTCATTATCAGCTTTCAATGTCTATCGCGGGAGTTGTCCCGCTAACACTCCACAAGGGTGAAGGTGATGGCGACTAGCAATAAAGAATTGCCGATTGCTGCAAAGCGCAAGCCGCCAGCGGCGGGCATGGGTAGGCCGAAGGGAACGCCGAACAAAACTACGGCATTGCTCAAGGATGCCATTCTGCGCGCTGCTGACGAGGCGGGCGGGGCTGAGGGGCTTGTTGGTTATCTCCGGGTGCAGGCGGTCGAAAATCCCGGCCCGTTCATGACGCTGCTTGGCAAAGTGCTGCCCATGCAAGTGACGGGCGCGAACGATGGCCCGCTACAGATCGTAATCAAGAAATTCGAAATTGCCTCAGATCGTCCTGCCGAATAACTGGCAGCCGCGCTGGTATCAGTTGCCGCTGTGGCGCGGCTTGGAAACAAAAAGGCGCGTAATCGAGATTGCCCATCGGCGCTGGGGCAAAGACGATGTGATGCTGCACAACGCGGCAATCAAAGGACTAGAGCGCCCGGCCACATATTGGCATTGCTTGCCAGAATATGAGCAAGCCCGCCGCGCGATTTGGAACGCTGTTAACCCGCATACGGGGAAGCGGCGCATTGATGAAGCGTTCCCTCGTGAGATTGTCTCGCGGCGGAATGACAACGAAATGCTTATCGAGCTTGTCAGCGGTTCGACATGGCAAGTTATCGGGTCAGACCGATACGATAGCCTAGTTGGCGCTGGCGTTGCTGGTGTGACGTTCTCTGAGTGGGCTTTGGCCAATCCTTCAGCGTGGGGCTACATCAAGCCCATGGTGGAGGAAAACAACGGCTGGGCTGCATTCATCACGACGCCTCGTGGCAAGAACCACGCCAAATCCATGTTGGATATGGCGCTAAAGAACGATGATTGGTTTGCTGAAGTCTCGCCAATCTCGGTTACGAAAGCGCTATCACAAAAGCAACTTGATGAAGCGCTGCTAGAGTATCAAGCGCTGTTTGGCCACGACGCAGGCCAAGCGCTGTTTGATCAGGAATATTATTGCTCGTTCGATGCCGCTATTCCAGGCGCATACTATGGCCGCGAAATGGCGCTGGCCACATCGACCGGCAGGATTTGCGATGTCCCGGTTGTTTCGGGTGTTCCGGTCCATACCGTATGGGACTTGGGCAAAGGCCAGAACATGGCCATCTGGTGCTTTCAGGTTATCGGCGAGTGGGTTCACCTTGTCGATTATCTGTCTGGTCAGGCGGCGTATATTCCGGACTATGTGAAGCTGCTGGACGAGCGCGGTTATCGCGGTGTTGATATTGTGCCGCACGACGCAAGAGTTGCAGAACTTGGGACCGGCAGAACCCGCGTTGAAACGCTTGTAAGCCTTGGCAGGCACCCGATTGTCTGCCCGATGCATAAGGTCGATGACGGCATTAACGCGGTGCGCATGACGCTCCCGCATTGCAGGTTTGATATTGTCAAGACTGCCGCTGGTGTTGAAGCCCTTCGCCAATACGAGCGCGAATGGGACGACAAAGCGAAGATGTTCAAGGATGTGCCAAGGCACAATTGGGCATCGCACCCCGCAGACGCATTCCGCTATCTCGCCATGTCTTGGCGAAAGGTTGTGGCCAAAGAACCGCCGCCGCCGCCAAAGAACGAACTGATTTTCGAAGCTGACGAACTCGGCAGGGTAAAGGGCAACCTTTCCATTCGTGAGATTGTCGCATTGAAGGAAAAGCGCCGCAAAAATGGAAGCTATTGAACCGCAATCGCCGGATGCCTTTGTCATGCAATGGTGTCAAGCGATTGATGCCGCATGTCATGAAGAGAAAGACTGGCATGAGCAGGCGGAAGCGGCTTTCTGTGCGTTCCGTGGCGAAAAGAAAGAGCAGCATTTCAACCTGTTCCATTCGAACATCGAAACGATTGTCCCGGCGATTTATAACAGCCCTCCGGTTCCCGACATTCGCCGCCGCTTTGGCGATAAGGGCATTGTAGAAAAGACCGTCGCTGACATGATCGAACGCGCCCTGCAATACGGGGGCGATATTTACGACTTGGACGGTCATTTGCGGGCTGGCGTTTATGACATGGCTTTGGCTGGCCGTGGCGTTCTTCGCGTTCGCTACATGCCGAAGCTTGCGGATGATGGCCAATCCATCGCTGGCCAGTCCGTGCTGTGTGAGCATGTGCCTTGGCAGTCTTTCAAGCGTGGCGCTGCCAAGGCTTGGGAAGACGTGCCGTGGATTGCGTTCGAGCATTTCCTGACCCGCAAGCAGGTGGCGCAGCTTAATCCTGAGTTTGTGAGCGAAACAGCGTTTGTGCATTCCGCATCGACGCTTGACGCTGACGAGGATGACAAGGGCAGCAAGGGACCGGATCGGTTCAAGTGCGCCCGCGTTTGGGAGATTTGGGACAAGGCTACAAAGACGGTCATTTTCCTTTCGCCGGATGCGAAGGAACAGCCGATCCTTGTTGAGCCTGACCCGCTTCAGTTGGAAGGGTTCTTCCCAGTGCCCCGCCCGCTTCAGTGGGTGGATATGCCGGGCTCGCTTGTGCCTGTCTGCCCGCATGCAATCTATGAACGGCTGATGGACGACCTGAACAAGGTCTCTATTCGCATTGCGAAGTTGGTGAAGCAGGTTCGGCCACGCGGTGCGTATATCGGTGACTATCCAGATTTGAAGTCCATTGCCGAAGCAGAAGATGGTGAACTGGTGCCATTGTCTGGCATTGATCAGATGATGGTGGCGGGCGGTGGCGGCATCGACAAGGCCATCACGTGGTTCCCGCTTGAGCCGACCATTCTTGCCATTCGCGAGTTGGTTGCCCATCGCGAGATGATCAAGCAGCAGATTTACGAAGTGACGGGCATCAGCGATATCATTCGCGGCGCTTCGAAGGCTTCGGAAACGGCGACAGCGCAGAACATCAAGGCGTCGTTCGCCAACCAGCGCATGACGAAATGGCAAAGCGAAGTTGCCCGGTTCGCGCGTGACCTGTTCCGCCTCAAGGCTGAAATCATGTGCCAGGTTTTCCAGCCTGAGACATGGTTTGAAATGACAGGGATTGAACTACTGACCGAAGCGCAGAAGGCGCAGATTGGTCAGATGCAGGAAGCCAGCCCCGAACAGGCTGAAGCCCTCGCAAAGCAGCAGCCTAAGCTTCTGGAAGCGTTCAAGCGGCCCTCGGTTGAAAAGGTCATGGAAATCATGAAGTCGGACGCGCGGCGTTCGTATCGGATTGACATTGAGACAGACAGCACGGTCCGTTCGGACGTGCAGCGCTTCCAGCAGCAGAGCGCGCAATTCCTGCAAGGCACTACGGCTTATATCCAGGCCATGGGGCCGCTGGTTCAGCAGGGTGTGTTGCCGCCTGAGACTGCCATCGAAATCTTCCTTGCGTTCGCCCGTCAGTTCAAGCTGGGCAAGACCACGGAAGACGCGCTCGAACAGCTTCGCAATCAAGCCGCTGAAGTTGGTCCTGAGATGATGCGTAAGGCTCAAGAAGCGCAGCAGGCCAAGGAAGGCGGCAAGGGCGCTGACCCGCAAGCTGAGCAAATGAAGGCACAGGCTGAACAGGCCAAGGTGCAGCAGATGCAAGCCAAGCTTCAGATTGAAGCGCAGAAGGCACAAGCCGAAGTGCAGCTTGGGCAGCAACGCCTGATGCTCGACAAGTATGAAATCGACAACAAGTTGGCCTTGGAGGCGCAGAAAGCGCAAATGAGCCAAGTCGCCAAGATGCAGCGCCCGGTGCGCTTGGAGGATAGCCGATGAACAGCGTATTTACGCCGGTTGGCGCTACCGTCAACATTGCGGCAGCGACGACGACCGCCAGTGTCGCGCGCACGTCTCTTGACTTGCGGGAAGGCGCACAGGTCCGGGTGTGCAATGCGGGCTCAGTGGTTGCCTTTGTGGCATTCGGCGACTCTGGTGCCACGGCAACGACCACGGCAAGCATGCCGATCCTTCCGAATACGGTTGAGGTTTTCACGGTCAATCCGACGCAAACGCATATGGCGGCCATCACTGCCAGCGGTTCGACCACGCTTTATCTGACCACAGGGGTTGGCCAATGAGCCGTCTTCGCGCTTCGGCGGGCGGGCGCGGCTCCACGTCGCTTTCGCTCATTCACCCGGAAGCGATTTACGACATCAACTTTGCGTCTGGCCAATGGTTTGGTGCGCTCCCGTCTGACCTCGTTGTATCGCGTGCCAGCGAAGCGCTGACGCTGACGGCGGGCGGCACGTATGCCAATTTCGCCAGCAATACCGCGCGCATCACTGGCAACGGGCTGTTAATCGAGGAAGCGCGAACGAATAGCATTCGTAACCCGCGAGGGAGTGGTGCGGTTGCAGGATCGCCGGGGACGCTGCCGACGAATTGGCCAGCTTATTCATATGCTGGCTTGACTGGTTTAACGTTCGAGGTTTCAAGCACTGGCACCGAGGGCGGGCTACCATACGTTGATTTTCGTCTTTTTGGCACGGCTTCAGGCAGTGGCAATGTTTATATTTTCCCTGAAGATCGCGTGACCGCTGTATCTGCGACGGGTGAGACTTGGACCGCCAGCGTATTTGCAGGGCTGGTATCTGGAACCGCTGGCAATATTTTTGTCGGATGGGATGAATGCACAGCGGCGGGGGTTTTTGTCGCGGCA